AGCGTGAGTAGCAAGTATGACTTTTAATGCAGCGTTAAGTCGCTGCCCTACATATTGACTAAACCCGATATAATGAGTTGGTTTATTTCGACGCCTTAACGTTGATCAGGCCGGATTACTCTTGCCTGTTTTGACATACGAAGATTGATTAAGCCGGACAATTCTTGTTTATTTGATGTTCTGTGGCTGAAATATAACTGACACACAAGATAAAACCAATATGGTGTGCGACAACAGCAAGCGGTGTAAGGTGCGGTCCGGTGTTACCGTCAACCGTGGTGGCCTTTAAGATTGCCTTAAATTGACCACGGCTTCCGACTATGCGGGTTCGAGTCCCGCCTGTTGCCCTAATTTCCAGTCTCAAAATTCCAATATGTACTAATACTCCGTCTCCGCTGTGAAGCGTGGGCGGATTTTCACATGGACGGTAAGTATTTAGTTGGCTGAAACACTGCAGAGGCGCGCTGACGCAGAGAGATGGGTTCGACTCCCATACCGTCCACAAGTAGAATTATTCTCATTGCTGTAAGGAGCTTTGCTTCGGCAAAAGAATTCTGCTCATGTTTAGGTATGCCGGCCTCACGAGTTGGGGCCGGTTTTTTCTAAACATGATCCACCAAACATTATAACTTAATAATTCTCAACATGAGCAAAGTAACAATCTCTGCACAACACGTCGCTTCTTTGAAGCCGATGGAAGTCGTCAAGGACGACCTTGTGCGCCAACGCTTCATTCAGTTATGGGGCGACTTATGGGGCGAAGCAGAAGCCGAAGCCGCATATGAACGTGAAGCAATTCACTTCAACCGTCTGATTTCCGACAGCGCAAACCTCAAAGCCTGTACGCCAACATCAATCTTCATTGCATTTATTGATCTCGCTGTCTGTGGTCTCTCAGTTGAGCCGGGCGTACGCGCCCTTGCCTATCTCCAACCACGCGGTTACAAGACAGGTCAAAAGGACTCAAGCGGCAAGGATATCTACGAGCAACGCTGTACCCTTACAATCTCCGGCTACGGAGAACTGATCCAACGCAAACGTGCCGGCCAGATACGCCATGCAGACAATCCTATTATTGTCTACGAGGGTGACGGTTTCAGTTTTGCCGACCACAACGGCACGAAATCGGTTGATTTTACCCTCAACATCAACCACAACCCAGAACGGCCTATCGCTTGCTTCATGCGTATTACTCGTGCAGATGGTTCAATTGACTATGCGGTTATGCTTGAAGAAGATTGGCGACGCCTCGCCGGTTATTCAGGCAAAGCCAATAAAAAGTGGGATAACAACCGACGTGAATATATCGAGACTCCCAACGCCTTGTATTCATCAGGCGAAGGCAACCGCATCGACAGCGGTTTCCTTATGGCCAAGTGTATAAAACACGCATTCAAGACCTACCCGAAGCTACGCATTGGCCGTGGTACTACCTATGAGGCCGATGAAGCTCCACGACAGGACGATGACTTTTACGACATGGTCGGTGGTGATGACCAACAGTCCACAACATCAACTCGTGAAGAAAGTTTTGCGCCTGCGCCTGATATGTCACTCGGTGTAACCGTCGACCCCTCGCAGTCTGCCAATGATGACGAAGTATTCTAACAATAAATCCTGCCGTGTCTGCTCTTAAGGGTAGACACGGCTAATAATCCAACAACATGAGCCAGCAACAACTTATTCCTATTTCTGACGCTGTGATCGTGCGTCAGGAAAACATTACTACGATTGCTCAGGCCGGACCGCAATCGTACCAGACTAACGCCTTGTCATGTCAGCGATGCAATGAGGCAGGACTGCAACTCCTTGATGAAATCGAGCGTAGCGGCATGAGTGACGATCTTGACCGCCGACTTGCTGCCTATATCGAGAAGACGCGCAAGACAGTAAAGGCCATGAACGAGCGTCGCTCGCCGGTTACAAAACTTTTCGATCAGGTACGTTCTGAGTTTACCTTACTTGAAAACACTATAGACCCAACAAAGAAAGATACAGTTCCCTATCGTATCACACAATACCGCAACGCTTACGCCGCAAAAAAACGTGAGGAAGAGGAGCGTCGCCGTAAAGCTGAAATTGCCGCCCAGGAACTTATAAAGGCCAAAGAAGGTTATCGTGTTGCCGTTGAAGAAGACTACCTCAATTCATTCAACAGTCTTGTGACAAATTCAATCAATGATCTCACCAGAATGAATAATGGTGTGACACTTGAAAACTACACGGCTACGTTCGATACCATCACTGGATATCAGACAACACTTCCTGCTGATTGGTGTCCGCCATCTTCGGTGCGGTTACCTTATAATCTTACATCCGATGAGGCAAAAGCAATCCGCAATGAAGCATTCCAAAAACTTCTGCCAAGATTTGAGAAGCAATTTGTGTTTGAGGTCGATGATTATCGCAATGAGATACTTGATAAACTGCACTCTAAGAAAATCGAGCTTGAGCGTATGGCCGAGGCCGATGCAGCCGAAGCGGCTCGCCTCAAGGCAGAAATGACGAAACGTGAGGCAGAAGATGCCGCAAGAAAAGAACAGGAACGCCAAAAAGCCGAAGCCGAGGCCAGACAAAAAGCTGAGCTGGATAAGTCCAACGCTGAAATGGCAGGACTTTTCAGCATGGCAAAGGCTGATCAAGTCTACACCCCCAAGGCTAAAGTCAGCAAGAAGATCAAGGTTAACGATCCCTCTGCATTCCTTGGCATCGTGTCACTGTGGTGGCAACGAGAGGGCTGCACACTCTCAGTTGATGAGCTTACCAAAATTTTCAAAAAGCAACTTACATACTGTGAGAAGCTTGCCACTAAGGAGGAAATCTTTGTTGAAAGCCCCGGACTTGAATATTTTGATGATGTAAAAGCACAGTAGTATGAACCATAACCCAGATGAATACTACAACCGAAGCGAGGTCTCCAACTCTGATTTGACCGAATTGAAAAATATCCTCCATCCCCGCATGCAATTCGGGGATAAAGAGGCCGCTTTTCGGTTTGGCAATCTTGTTGACGCGATAATCACTGAACCGGTGCGAGTGAATTATTTTCGCTTCACTGTCGATGATATTCAGTACAACGAGGACGAGTTTCGCCACGCACAGGAAATGCACAAGGCTTTGCGCATGGAAGCTCGTCGGGATCAATTTCTCGCAAGAGTGTTGGCGGAAGCCGAGACCCAATGTTTCATGGTAAATCATGATCAACAATTTGAGTACGGCGGCTATCCTTTCACCCTCGATACTCGCTGTAAGTGGGATTGGTGGTTGAAGGTCTTTCACTTTGGTGGAGACCTCAAAACCACCTTTGCCGCCTCACAGGCAGAATTTGATGAGGCCGTTGACTTTTTTGATTGGGACCGCTCCCGCGCCTGGTACATGGATATCGCACAGTCAAACCGCGATTTCATCTATGCTATCTCGAAAAAAAATTGCCGGATATTCAAAAAGTTCATCGAGCGAGGCGACGAGATATACACTCGTGGCCGCGAGAAATATGAGGAGCTTGCATTTCAGTATTGGTGCTTTAATCTCTATTAATCATGCCTGATAAACGTAAAAAAGATCTGCGCGATTCAATCAATCAGTTTCGCGCAGGTTCACTCACTTATCCCGGTATGAGCTTTGATGAGATATGTGCTGTCTATCGCAAAATATATTCTCAAAAGAATGTCAAAAGAACTAAAACACAAACTCAAAGTTGAGCCTTACCCCTATCAACGCGACGGCATCCTGTTCGGATTGCAAAAAAAACGGTTGATGATCGGTGACGAGCCGGGGCTTGGAAAGACCTTGCAGAGCATAGGTATAGTCGACTGTGCTAACGCCTATCCATGTTTGGTTATCTGCCCCGCCTCGTTAAAGATAAATTGGAAACGCGAGTTTGAAAAGTTTACTTATAAGAATGCCCTGGTACTTGACAATTCAACCAGAACAACATGGCCATACCTACTGCGAATGGGGATGTATCACGTTGCCATTGTCAATTATGAGAGTCTGCGCAAATATTTCGTGTGGGATATTAAAACTAACGGTACATTTCGGTTGAAAGATGTTGTCTTCTGCCCAGAGAAGAGATACTTTCGCTCCGTTATCATTGACGAGAGTCACCGAGTTAAAGATCCCGAAGCACAGCAGACAATCTTCACAAAGGGCATAACCACCGGCAAGCCTTATATCGTGTTGCTGTCAGGTACACCTGTTGTCAACCGTCCGCACGACCTCATAGCACAGCTCTCAATCATGGAGCGGATGACAGAGTTTGGCGGTCGGAGTAAATTCTTGTCTGACTATGGCCAAAAAGACAGTGACCTCACGGAATTGTCGCGTAACCTCTATGACAAGTGCATGATACGCCGTGAAAAGAAAACAGTGTTGACTGACTTGCCCGACAAGACGCGAGTTGACCTTTATGTTGACATCAGCAATCGTGAGGAATACAACATTGCTGAAAACGATCTGCGCCGATACCTCGAAGAATACACCGAGTGTACCGATGTTGAGATACGTCGTAAAATGCGCATGAAAGCTTTGGTAAAGTTCATGACTCTGCGCGCACTGTCTGCTAAAGGCAAGATTAAACAGGCTGTTGACTTCATCAAAACACATCTTGCCAATGATAAGTCTCTTGTCGTTTTCTGTTCCTATCACGATATTGTAGATGATCTTAAGAAACAATTCCCCAAAGCTGTTACTATTACAGGACGAGAAAGTCTCGTTGAAAAACAGGCGGCGGTGGATAGTTTTCAGGGTGGACACTCCAAACTCGCAATATGCTCTATAAAGGCCGCAGGTGTCGGCCTTACCCTCACAGCCTCATCCTCCGTGGCCTTTGTTGAATTTCCGTGGACTTATGCCGACTGCTGTCAGTGTGAGGACCGCTGTCACCGCATCGGCCAAAAAGAGAATGTGACGTGCTATTATCTGCTCGGTGAGCATACTATTGATCATAAGCTCTACCAGATAATTCACAATAAAAAGTCAATCGCCAATCAAATATTAGGCACTGACGATGATGTTCCAACCGACCAACTGTATTTTGACGAGTTGGTAAATTCATTCATGGACTATGGTAGAGATTAGCAATGCCGATACTGAGCGCATCTTGTTGTGTCTTGACATCGCAATCGAGCATTACAAATCAAAGAAAGGATTGCGCAATAGCACACACGCATGGGCTATAACTCAGCTTAAAGAAAAGATAAACCGTAAACTCAAAATTCAAAACAATGACTAAGCAAGACATCATTGACCACCTGACTAACAACTGTGGTCTTCATCGTTCATCTGCCATTCGGGCTGTTGAAGGAATGATCAGCTCGATCTCTGACTCTCTCGCTCGTGGCGAGGCTGTAACCCTGCGAGGCTTCGCAACAATCAAACCGGTCAACAAGGCCAAAAAGATTGGCCGCAACATGAATATTGACAAGCCTGTCATCATTCCGGCTCATCGTTCTGCAAAGCTCGTCATTTCCAAAGAACTCAAAGACAAACTTAATTCAAAAGTATAATTATGGCACTCTGGTTTGAATGTAAAGTCCGTTACGACAAAATGATGGAGAACGGAAGCGTCAAGAGAGTAACCGAACCTTACCTTGTCGACGCTCTGAGTTTCACGGAAGCAGAAGCTCGTATCACCGAAGAAGTGCGCCCTTTCATATCTGGCGATTTCAGCATACCGGCGATTAAGAAAACCAACATCGCTGAAATTTTCTACGACCAAACGGCTGATAAGTGGTGGAGCGTAAAATACAACGTCATCACTATTGACGAGCGCACCGCCAAAGAACGTCGTACCGCCATTTACGTCATGGTTCAGGCCGGCACCCAGCAAGGGGCCACAGACCGCTTCAACAAAGGCATGAAAGGCACCCTGGCCGACTACGAGATTGAAAAAGTTGCCGAAACCAAAATCATGGATGTTTATCCGGCGCAATTCTTTACCGATGAAACAGGAAAGGCTGACGGTTGAACAGTTCCGCGCCCTCGCTGAGAAACAGAAATCAGGCTCTGGCAAAAAGAAAAGCAAGTATCATGCTGAAAAGTGCAATGGTTATGATTCCAAAAAAGAATATTATCGCGCACAACAGTTGAAACTATGGCTGAAAGCCGGGGTAATCTCTGAACTCCGCGAACAAGTCGTTTTTCTCCTTATCCCCTCGCAAATCAACAGCGAGGGGATAGAGGAAAAGCCGGTACGTTACAAAGCTGATTTTGTATATATCGACAACTCCACAGGGCAAATGGTTGTCGAGGACACAAAAGGCTACCGCACTCCGGAATACATCATCAAGCGTAAGCTGATGTTGCAAGTGCATGGTATCACAATCAAAGAGATTTAATTATGGCACGTCCAATAAAGCATGGCCTTGACTATTTTCCGTTTGATGTGGACTTCTTTTCAGATGAAAAGTTGTATGCTATCAGTGGCGAATTTGGCCTTAAAGGAGAGATAACAACTATCAAGTTGCTCTGTGCGGTGTATCGCAACGGTTACTACATAGAGTGGACTGAAATGTTGAAATTTAAGATGCTCAAAGAATTGCCGGGTGTGTCCCCCGATTTGCTTGATCAGATTATTAAACGCTTGGTTAAATGGGATTTCTTTGATAAGGATCTGTTTGACTCTGCTTCAATATTGACGAGTAGAGGGATTCAACGGCGATACCAAGCAATTAGTACCAAGATGCATCGTAAAAATGCCATTAAAGAACATTGCCTAATTGAAGTGCCTATGCCGACACCGTCAAAAGCTAAGCCGCAAAAAAATGTGTCTCAAACCACACCGCCATCGGTCGATACGCCTGCGCCGGTACTAAAATCAAAGGGCGCATCTGTGTCAATCGACGAGTCAGTGGCTAAATTGCTGTCAGATACAACCTGGAATGAGCCCGTTTGCATGAGATATAAACTTTCGCCTGAACAGTTCAAGCAAAAGATCTCCAACTTCAGATTACATTGTCTGAGCATTGAACGTCACGAGCATGAAGACATCAACGACGCCAAGCGACATTTCTGCACTCTACTTCAACAAGGCAAACTTGACGATATTTCCACAACTACATCTGAAGCCCCAACCGACTACTCGTTTTCTGGAGGCTTCGGTGGTAAAGATATTTAATTATGTATCCACAAACTTTAACTATTGAGTTAGCTAAGTACGGCAAAAAGCCTACAGGAAATGTTGAATGGGATCAGGCCATACTTCATACGCTGCGATGCCGAGACAGCCAGAAGACGGCACCGTGGCTTGAAATGGATAAACTTGTTAACGCTGCTATGATAGAGAGTGAAAAGGCAAGGATTAATGCTCAAAACCTCTCTGACCCTAACATCTATCAGGCACACGTCAACTTCTGGTTATTCGTAGCTAACGAAATTGTACTTAAACCTCAGAACCGACGTTTTGAAATTGATGAGCATAATAAAGATGTGCTGCGTTTCCTGCTATATTATTTCAACGGATGTCAGCTTGCAGAGGAGGTATTTCCCGACCGTGGTTATAAGTTACACAAAAACATAATGCTTCAGGGGAAAAAGGGTGCAGGGAAAACACTGTTAATGCAGATTTTCAGTGAGTATCTACTACGCACTAAAAATCCGAGGTACTTTGTCAACGTGTCAGTTACGCAAATGGTCAACCACTTCTCGCTGTATAACAACATCGACCTCTACACCTATAACGAGGAAGGCTCGAAAGGGTTTATGATAAAGCCGCATCATTTATGCCTCAACGACATTGGTGTGGAAAATAGGCCGTTTTATGGTATAGATACGCTTACAGTAGTATCTGACTTTTTACATGCTCGCAATGAGCTGTGGGCTAATCAGGCTATAACAACGGACCGCAAGTTTGCTCACCTCACCACCAATCTGGATAATGCGAAACTCACAACCATGTTTAACGCTAAAGATGCCTTTGGTCGTTTGGTCGATCGCTTCAAAACTTATAACGTAATTCCATTAACCGGCGAATCTCGCCGATAACCAAATTAAATAATGTTTCTAACAATAACATCAATCGTAGTAGCCGCCCTGTTTGGTTGCGCGCTCACCGTTACGATACGCCTGTCGTATATTAACGGCAAGCTGCGCCACAAAATCAAAGACATCAAGTCCATAAATCAAGAACTTTTTGACGACAAAGAATCTTGGAAGTCCAGCCTTGACAAGATTTGCTCCGCCATGACTCATGAAGAAGTGACCTACTACGCTTCCCCATGCACAAGCGGCTCCCGCTGGGTCGTGCTTCGCCGCTGCTTTATCAACGGATCGGAATACCACACATTCATCAAAAGCTTCAACGATGAAGATGCGGAGTTTAACCATCGTGAAGCCGACAAGCTTTGCGAAATTCTCAACTCATAGAGCCTATGGGAATGGATATGAAGTCCAAAGCGATTTATCAGACCGCTGAGACAAAGATTGACAATGCGCTCAAAGACATTCACGACCCTGTAATAGAACTGTCACTTATCACATCGAGGCTCGTTACTACTTGCCTGAAATGGAGTAACGGCGATTGGGATAAAGCAATGGAAACTATGGAGCTTGCGGCTAAAACTTGCCGTGCTTCTATGGTAAACGCAAGAAAAATATTTGGCGATAAAGCCTTTAAGAAAAACAAATAATCACATGAAACAACCCGAATTAAAAGAAATCAAGGCCGCTTATGAAGTAGCCGATGAAAACGGAAAGAGTATACTCCGCGCACTCTATCCCGAAGTGTTCACACAATCCGAAGAAACCGACAACCGCCCGGTTACGGAACGTATCAAGACCTTTGAGGACGCTTGCAACGCGCTCGGTAATCACGCTCTGGTCAATCAATACCGTCGTATTGCGGAGGAACAAAATCCGCCTATGGATGAGACGGCTAACGACCTTGTGGTCTACCTCAAACTGCGTATCGTCGCCGCCGCTCTCAACGAGGGCTGGACTCCTGATTGGGGCAACAAAGACGAATACAAGTGGTATCCTTGGTTCTACATTCTCACTCAGGAAGAATACGACGACCTCGACGATGAAGAAAAGTGCCGTGTTGTTGGTCGTGCGGGCTGCGGTGCGAATGCGAGTGGCGGTCTCGTTTATTCGAACGCGGACGACGTTTCTTCGACTTCGAGCACGTTCTACGGCGCACGTCTCGCCTTCAAATCCAAGGAGCTTGCCCTTTACTGTGGCAAGCAGTTCGGCGAATTGTGGGCTTCTTTCCTCGTTGGCTGAAAACATCTACATAAGGGCCGGCGGCTCGTCCGCCGGCCTTTTCTTGAAACAATCCTCTAACCGATATGGAAAATAAAGACAAACCACTGTCGACCGAAATTCCGCAAATGAGCGACAAGGAGTTTGAAGATACTATTCGGCTTGCCATTAAAACCTATGGCAAGGAAGCTCAAACTCAAATGCTCTTTGAGGAAATGTCCGAACTCCAAAACGCACTTTGCAAACTCGCTCGCAATCGAGGCACTGCCGACCAAGTATGTGAAGAAATCGCCGACGTGATGATTATGTGCCTACAAATGGCGCATATTTACGGAACGAAGCGTATTGAACAGTGGGCGAACCGTAAAATGATAAGGTTGAAAGACCGGCTAAATCATGACTCCCAAACTAAAGCGTAGAGCTAATTTGCTCTACTGGCTGCGCCGACATGGTATAACCGCCAACACCAAAGAGCGGGTTATCTTCATTCCCTATGGAGATAACCCGTGGCGGTTTCTGCAGGTGTGCCGTCTACATCAGGAATATTTCTTCAACATTCAATTCATCATCACATGAAGAAAGACAGTAATCGAATATCGTTAACCATAAAAGAGGCAGACGAGATAAGAGAATTTCTCGAAACTCTTTATGCGATGGAAGGAACGCTTGACGAGGATTTCAATTCCGAATGTCATAGGGCTGGATTCTATGCCCGGAAGATTTGTATGTTAATTTATGGGCATCGCCACCCGACATGGGATACTGCAGGGCCGGTCGAACCTAAATACAATCCATTGGCATGAAAATAGGATTAATTGACGTTGACGGCCACAACTTCCCCAACTTCGCCCTGATGAAAATATCAGCGTGGCACAAGTCTCATGGCGACACCGTCGAATGGACGGGGGATATGTATTGGGACTTTGACCGGGTGTACAAGTCCAAGATCTTCACCTTCACACCCGATAATGACCGGCCATTCCCATGTGAGGTCATAAAAGGCGACACGGGTTATGATGTAAGGAGCCGTCTGCCTGAGCGGATGCGCAGACTCAAAAGCACAAACACAGCCTGCACCTCAAATACCACGCAACCACCATTGCATGAGTCGAATCTATTTTGACGGTCATTATTATATCAAGTATGATGAGGGAGGCAGAATGTCATCGCCATCCATCACCCACGACCCCGACTGCCTGTGCCATAAGGAAGGAGGTGAGAAATGAGGAAACGAAATAAACAACCGGTAGAAATGAGCAACAACAAGCAATCATTTGAGAGCATAAAAAGCAAGCTCCGAAAACTGCAAGCACTTGCAGAGAAAGGATACAACGGCGAAGCGGAAGCAGCCAAGAGATTACTCGACAAACTATGCAAGCAGTACGGAGTAAGTCTCGAAGACATTCTCGATCGAGAAAAGAAAAATTGCTACCGCTTTGAGATTGGCAAGGGAAAGGTCTGGCTCGACCTTTTTATGCAGTGCTATGTAAACGTGACCGGGAGCAAGGAGCTTCAATACATTAGAGAATCAAGCAGCATCATCCGAGGGGTGGAACTGACAGCCTACCAATTCGCAGAAATCAGTAATCTCTTCTTTTGGCACAAGGCCAACCTCAAGAAAGACTTCGAGAAGACACAGAGGCTCGTCTTTGAAGCCTACGTTCAGAAACACCGCATCTTCAGAGACCGCAGCAATGACCCAAAAGACGCAGAGGAAGAACAGGAGAGCAAGCCGATAGACCTTGCACGTCTCCGGGCTATTTTGGCAATGATGGACAACCTCAATGATAACCATTACCACAAAATGATTGAAACCAATGACCTGCAATGAATACATGGTAAATAACAGCGACCAAACCGCAAAAGAGCGCATCGAGAGCATCAAGGTGTTCTGCCCGGATGTGGAGAGAAAGGAGATAACTATGGATAAGAATAAGCCTTATATTCCGTCTTCAATCGTTGGCATGATGAAAGAACGTGGTTATACTGGCTCTGACAATGTAGGCTACTATGAAGCAAAGAAGTGGCTATGTAAAAAGTATAACGCATGGCTGTTGGAAATACCCCGATATCTAACCCCAATAGATTTAAACTCTGAATATTGGGACGCTCCATACGACCACAAAGTTCTCATGTGGGAAGTAGTAGCAAGAGATATAACTTCATGGATGCCCGGCGATTACTATTGCGGGTATTTTGCAATTCATCAAGAAGATAATCCAACTGAGCAAGCATTAGAGGACGCAGATGTCTTTGGTGTGGAAGTTTGCGAAGATAGTGGGAAATACTACAAGTCTCCTGAAGATGCAATCTGCGCCGGACTTATTTGCGCAATGCTTTGGCTTTCTTAAACACTAACCCCTATGCTATACATTTAACAACAATAAAGCCCAAACTCCAATCAATATGAACCAGACAACAACCGTTCTGACCGAGATTGTGGCGTTCCTGCTCGGTCGAAAGTATTACGCCAACATAATTCATACTCGTGGGACAAACAAGTGTGAGGTGTCAAGCTTCATCTTCAAAAGCAAACAAGAGGCTAACGATCACCGCAACGCTCTCGAAAGCAACCTATCCTACAAGTTTGTGGAAACCGTGTCGTTCCGTTCACGACACGACTATTCCAAGTTAACAACATACTCTAAATAATACATACTATATTCGCATCATGCTTCATTCATCGTTTAATCATATTAAATCATTCGTAGAAACGCTTTGGCAAAAGCCAAAGAAAATCATCACATGGTGGCGCAACCGCCATAATTTCGTGATAATGGACGTTGGCGACAACTCCGTCACATTCTCACGCCGTCTTTTCCGTGGCATCAAGGATGTTTACGGAAAAGACGATGTGCAGCCTAAAGTTTTTGTGTTCTACTCTCCGGCTATGAAATGCTACGGCTTTGCTATCAACGTGTCGTTTGACCAGCCGACACAATTAGCCGACATTCAGTATAACTCGAAGCACAAGTGTATTGGTTTTGAATGCCTCAATCCGACAGTTGCTAAAATTCTATACGATTATGGTGTGACGCATTTTTTGAAGCCCTGCAAACTCACAGTCACAAAACAAGTCACGCCACAAGGCCGTAACTACTTCCAAATCGAGAGACCGCATGAAAAGTATACTCGGAACAACGCGTAGATCTGACGTTATCTTCCGAGCCGACGGTCGATTCGACCTCACAGCTCGCGTAGTTCGTGTGCTCAACATTTCCCCTGGCGACGTGGTGGATGTGTTGAGCGACGGATGCGAGTATTACCTATATGTGGCTTTTCATGTAGGAAATGCTTCGCATAACCGTCACGAAGCACAAGTATTCCCGTCTAAACCAAAAGGCGGCGGTCTGCATTTTCGCGGATCGTCGGCTCGATTATGTAGAGCCATGCTGTCTGTCTGCAAAGCCATCAGCAAAGCTGCTCTCCCTTGCGGTGAGGTTGTTATTGATAAGCAGGGACGACGGTTATTGCCTATTATAGTTCATATTAATCTCGCTTCAAAATGATAAAGGACATCAAATATGGAGGCTACACAGCCCAACCATCCGACTATGAATGTTTGGATGGCGATCTTGCCTCGTCAATAAATCTTGTGCCGGAAGATGGCGTATTAAAGCCGGTTTTCCAACCTAAAATTATAAAAAGATTTCAAACGGCCGCAAACAAGGTATCTTTCATTCATGAAACCTCTGCCTTTGTCCATTACATAATTCAAATTGGCAACACCGTTAAGTGGATGGACTCTGATGCTGATAATGAAGAAATGGCCACTGTTATCTCATTTCTATCGAGTCTTGAAATATATGGGATTAATGCAATAGGCAATACGCTGATCATTCTTACCTCTGCCGGTATGCATTACGCGCTTTGGAAAGATGGCGCATATCTAAATTTAGGCACACATATACCAGAGTTGCCAATATCTTTCGGTCTTCAAGGTGAAATGATCAGAGGAGATGAATTTCAAATATCTTTTGATAATATCGCTTTCTTTAGTGGGGATATTTTCAATGAGTTTACTGATAACAATAAACAGAGAATAACTGAACAAGTTCTTGCGAAGGTAAATAAATTCATCGCCGAAAATTCAACTAATGTTGGTAAATTCATGTTTCCTTTTTTTGTAAGATATGCCTATCGTCTTTACGATGGCTCTCTTACAATGCACTCTGCGCCAATATTGATGGTCTGCTCGTCTGATCTTGCTCCTCAATGTTTTTGCACGAATCTTCATGGATACAATACATCAACTTCAATCAACTCTGCCAAGCTGATTATCGCCGCTATGTTTCATCAATTGGATTATGCTGCTGACCCTAATGCATTGAGGTCATTAAAAAATTGGGGTGACATAGTAAAGTCTGTTGATATATTTGTTTCAAAACCGATATATACATATGATCAGAATGGCGAATGTACCAAATTTTCAAATACGGACTACTCCGATTGCTACGCAATTTGCAAGCATATAAATCAAAAAGCCTCGACAGATAGATTCCCGTTGCGTTATCAGCAAGCCTCATTCTCATGGCTGTATGCAAAAACGTTTGATCCTAATGGTCTGACTAATCCAGGCTGGAGGCTTATGCTTCCTCAGCGCGATAGCGATGCCATAAAAGCAGATGTTACTAATAATGCGTTGTTTTATTTGCTAAAATCTATAAATGTTGATGACCTTAAAACCGAGCGCACTATTATCCCGATCAATAAGGAATACCTGCAATCTCTTGTCGCGCGAGAGGTTATGACTGACGATTATAACAGCCATGATCTTCTAATACCAAAATGCTCTTTTGGATACAACTCTCGACTGAATATTGCAGATGTAAGACTCAGGCTATTCTCCGGGTTCAAGGCTACTGCTGCATTTTCATTTACTGATGGATATGTTGGTTATTGGAAAGATGCATTGCCCACGCAACTTGACTACACAGTAAGCGTTTCAGTGTACTACTTTATCAAGCAAGACGGTAAGGATATTGTCGTAAATGGCGGAGTCGGATCATTTGGATTCAATACTCCATTCTTATGGTTATTCTATCCTAATGTAAATGCATACAAAGCTGTGCTTGTACAAACCGCATATGTTAGTAGTGAAATATATGAGGTAAATCTTGAACCTCATCCCACATTAAATGGAGCTTATTACTTCGGTGATTGGAATGGAATAAATTCCGATGGCAAACCGAAATTATCAAAATCCCCGACTTTATCCACGGAAGAATACCGGACCATTGATATTCTGAATAAGATATATACATCAGAAGTCAATAACCCATATTATTTCCCACTCACCGGCATAAACACTGTTGGTACGGGTAAGATTCTGTCTATCGCTTCGGCCGCAAAAGCTCTTTCTCAAGGGCAGTTCGGCCAATTCCCGTTATATGCTTTTACCTCCGAGGGTGTATGGGCTATGGAGATTTCATCAGCAGGTACATATTCAGCTCGCCAACCGATTACTCGTGACGTCTGTATAAATCCAGAAGGAATCACACAAATAGATTCTTCAGTCCTATTTCCAACTGACCGAGGTATTATGTTGATTAGTGGATCAAATACACAGTGTATAAGCGATACTATCAAAACCGAAGTTCCATTTGATTTGCTATCACTACCCCACATGAAAGGATTGCATGACCGCCTCAACCATGACCGGACAACAGACAAGTGCTTGCCGATGTTGCCATTTACAGAATTTCTAAAAGAGTGTCGCATGATATACGATTACGTACATCAGCGAATCATAGTCTACAATAGAGCTGTTACTTATGCTTATGTGTATTCGTTAAAATCGAATATGTGGGGCCTTATATATTCCAACATAGAGGATAATGTAAATTCTTACCCCAATGCTCTGGCGATAGATACAAATGGTAATCTTGTGGATTTTTCTTCATCAGATGACAGTGAGATAACTTCTATGCTTGTCACTCGTCCGCTAAAGCTCGATGCATCCGACGTGTTGAAGACCGTCAATACTGTAATTCAGCGAGGCAACTTCCGTAAAGGACATGTGCAGTCTGTTATATACGGTTCGCGTGACCTCTACGATTGGTCACTCATATGGTCAAGCAAGGATCATTATCTACGAGGTTTCCGAGGCACCCCATATAAATACTTCCGTATCGCCCTGTTGTGCAATCTTACTGAAGATGAAAGTATTTACGGTGCAACAGTTCAGTTTGACACTCGGAAGACAAACCAACCAAGATGAGCTTTTGAGAAATATGTATATGAGAAGACCGGAGCGCGTGATGCGTTCCGGTCTTTGTGTTAAAACATTGATTGTCCACGTCGCAGAGGCTTTCGCCGGCCAAGCAAGGCGCGTTTCATTCTCCCCATGAGCAACTCCAGCCGCTCTTTCCAGAATGGTTGGGCTGTTGGGCAAGTGATTCCGAACCACTCCACCAGCACCCGGCATACAAAATAATCGTGTATAAATTCTTTCAAAAGCAACACCGTAGTGCGCGAGAATTGCTTAGGCAAAGCCAATTCGATCTCGTACTGCTCCGGCACCACCAACTTATCATCGATTGTCTCATCTTGTATGCAAGGTGTCATGGTGTAGGGATAAAGACTTTCTACACATTCGGCATGGGCGAGGTTGAGCACACGGGTGGCAAGATCTTCGTTACCGTCCTGTGCTATGTCGAAGACTTGATGTTTCATGTGTTCATCTTCCGTGGGCATTATGTCGCCTGTCACAAAGGTATAGTTCTCTATGTCAAGCAGCAGTTCTTCTCGTAGAAAGACGAGTGTGTTCTTTACTTTCTGCTCCTGCCCGCGGCCCCGTCCGTTTCCGTTGTTGCAACAGATCATTTTCAGCTACCGGCGGCGGCACGGCGCATAGGACGGCTGCGCTTGCTCACACTTTTGCGTATGTTTTCGAGGCTTCGGGCAGCAAGTCCGGTGTAGTCGGCGGCATCGGCTTTATTGGTGACGAGATACCAGTCGCTCACAGCAGAGTTGCGTATATAGTCGTGGACAGCTTCGGCAATTCCGGCGGTGGCAGCTTCGTTGAAGTTGCTCGGCATAGTCAACGATAGCTCAAGGTTGGTTGTGGCCGATATGAGTCTATTGTCGGTCGTCAAGCCGTTCTCAGTTAGATATTCGGAAAGTTCGGTCTTGACTTCGCTGAATGCTTTTTTTATCGAGCGAAGTATCTTGTCTTGGTTTTCCTCATCAAGTGATGCAAACATACTTGCTACCTGCTTATAGTTGGTGTCGTCCTGGATGGTACGACCGCGCAGGTATGTTTCGTTCATGATGTCATAGAGCAATTCGTCCATGACAATCGTGGCGGTTACAGGTTTCTTCTGTGCCATAGTCATTAAATATTGGTGTCTGTTACATAATCAGGTATGACGTTGCCGATTGTCGGCCCCTCTCTGTTGGGCCGGCGAGGTCGCTTGCGAGAGTATAGTTTGCGTAGCACATCATCCATCATGTTTGCGGCCTCTGAAAAGTAACTTTCGGCTTCGGTCTTGTTGCTGAACTTATACCAGCGTCCAACTATCGCTGAAATGAAATAGCTTGTCAAAGCAGCTTGTACACTTGCATTAAGTACTGTATCATAACTGCGAGACACTTTAAGCGTTACATCATAATCGCTGTTCATCGGACTTGCTGTTTCGAGCATTTCCTTGAGCTGATCGTTGGCAACGGCAACGGCTTCTTCCCAAAAACGTTGCAGGGATTTCTGGTCCTCATCTGTTATTAGGATACGCTCGTATGCGTTTTCGTCTGAGTCGGTCATCTTGTCACCGGTGTAGCCCGAAGTCTTTGCTACTTCATTCCAGACTGCGGCCTTATTGACTTGTAGGGTGATTGTGGGCATGGTTAGTATGATTTGAAAGAATAAGTAATACCGCCGCCTATATATGGCTGCACCCCTTTGGGTGTGATAGCAAAACCGGCTGTTATGCCTAAGTGCCAACGCTTTGGCTTCGATGGTGGAAATTGCACCGTCGTATATTCGTGCTGGGCATAGGTATGTATGCTGTCGAGATTGACCGCATAGCCACTGACCCATGCGTGATAGGTACTGTCCTGATACTCCTTTTGCGTGATTGGGATTATCACATCTGCGCTGTCATTTTGGGCTATGAGGTTATCTTCAAGTCCAACATTCGAAGTGGGGACTATCGGCAAGCGGTGCGTTTCGTAACGAACAACGACGCTATCCCTTGCCACTGCGACGTAGTAAGGGATAGTATCGTAGAGTGTAATCGTTGTAACCGTCGGTTCAATCGGCTTGCGCTCCGTGAGAAATATCGCCGTAGCGATACACCCGACGAGAAATGCGGCTACAAGATAGAGCAACTGTTTCATTTGTCAGGCTTGTTGATATACGACATTATGCCGTCTGCATGCAGTCGGATGATTGCGTTCTTGCCCTCGACCGAAAGTAGAAAATCAACATCGGCCTTGTTGTCCTGAAATAGCGACTCGGTAAGCACGGCTGCACACTTCGTTCCCGTCAGTATGGCAAACCGGGCTTCATAGTCGGGGTCGCCGTCGCTCCAATCGGCGCGTATGGGGCGTTGCTTGCTGTCATACTCGCCCTTGCTTTGTAGCAACGGGAAACGGTCGATATATGGTTTGAGCCACACGTTTGCGGCGTTCCATATTTCAGTAGCGAGTGTGTCAGCCTTTGTTTTTCCGGGCGAAGTGTACACACACCATCCGCCGGCTGTCTTCCATTTACCGTCTGCTCCGGCTGCGTTTGAATGAATGGAAACGAGTAACACATTTTCTTCGCCGTACTCGTTGCATATCTCATTTACTCGGCGACAACGCTCTGGAAGAGGAACGTCATTCTCTTCAGGAACAATTAGCCGAGCATCATAGCCACAATTCTTCATGAAATCACATAGAAAACCGGCTATTTCCCGTGCCCACTTATATTCAAGCAGCCTTTTGTCAGGGCTGCATTTTCCGGCTGTGTCTTTGCCATGTCCATTATCAATTAGGATAATCATTGGTTTAGTTATTTTATGTGTTAGAATTTTGTGTCTTTTTAGTTTCTCCGAGAACGAGTTGTGCAACTAATTTGGCGATATCCTCTTTGTTTTCGATTACGATGTTCATTGTGCGCTCGGCTTTGCGAAGCTCTGCCTTTGTCCACGATTTTTCGCGTACACTCTTAAACTCGCAAAACAAGCAATAAGCTGACCAGAGCATTGAAAAGAATGGTGCCGGTAATATCACACTTGCGATTAGGTCTATACACATGAGTACCGCAAATGGAGTGAAGTACTTTTTACCTTTCTCGCAAGTCATTTTATACCCTGTGCTGGTAGTTGCCTGTTTAAGTAGACGAGCTTTCTTGATTCCGAAGACAAGATCAACGAGCATGGCAAATAACATGCCTCCCATGCAAAGACATATTATAACAATATGCTTATAGAGGTGGTCATATAATAAGTATTTAACTGCTTCTTCCATTTTATGATAATGTTTTGGAGTTCAAAGATAGGACGTTATAACGAAACTTGTGAGTTAACTTTAACCGTTCATAACCACAATTTTTATAAGATCTATAAAAAGGTTGTATAACAGTCCTACCTCAATCCAGAATAGAAAATGTTTAATATCAATTATTGCTACACATATACCAACTATTGCCAACCAAGGACAGCCAGATGTGAGAATGAGCCAAGCAAGAGCGCATATCCCAAGCACGGCGGCGGAGACTCCATGCACTTTGCCTATCATGTCATCGCGAAATGCGGGAGCACTCGCAACGAATAGTGTTGCTGCAACAATGAAGAAGGCGACAAACTGATAGCTCTCCGGCGTATTGTTCAACAACGGCATAAGGGCACACAATCCTGTGGTTGCTATAGTGGATGGAAACAACCATTTCTTTTCAGTGTTGTAATATGTGGCACTGATCGAGGCCGGGATACCAACTGTGTTAATATAAGCAGTCAGATAAAGTGTCATGATAAGGCACGACACAGAAATAGCGATGAGTTCGATAGTCATGATGTGATAATTATTGATTTTACTTTTCTGTTTTATAGGCTTCCATTTCGCCAAGATCGTTTATCGCGGTCCACTCGGCTTTGCTAACTATAACCTTGTGTGCGGCTATGCTGGCGGCGACTTCTCCAATTTGTTCAGGGGAGGTAAAGGTAAACACCGATGGGGTACCGTCTGCTGAAGATCCAAGGTTTAGCTCAATAGGCAACTGCATGAAGCCCCCCTGAAGCCCTACGATTATACCTGTCAGATCGCTTTTTCGCTCCTCGGTATATTCTATTGTGAGCCCATTCCACTTCAGGCCGTAGCGTAGCTGATACTCGCTCTCTTGTTTGATCGCGTCAATAATAGCAGCTTTGATTTCGTCAAGAGTTGGCCGGTGCGTAAAACGCTGTCGCCAATTCCATCCGATATCAGAGGATTCATCATCTTTGCCGAAGCCATAGATTATTTCCCACTTGTTACGGCCAACTTTATAAAGACCGTCTTGTCGTCTGGGGCTTCCATAAACTTTTTCCATAGCGATATTATTTGAGATTGAATTGTTTTAGAAGGTAATCGAGTTCTTCAATGGTTGGAGGTGTATGACCAAATTTCGTAGCTGATGTGAAGTTCGCTTTGGGATATTGCATTGAGTAGTCCATTTCAAGAGACATGAAGCATGGCAATTCATGCGCTTTTTCAATTTGATCAAGGATGCCCCACAGCTCACGATCACCGGTCCACATCTTGCGAAGTGTGCCACAATATATGATTTGACAGAGATACTTTGATTTGGGTTTCTCAACGAGTTCCTGGCTTAATCCTTTCAAGTCTGCGTCCTGCAAACGACGCTGATATTCGTCTTTCTCGCGGCGAGGTACTACTTCGCGCTCGAAATCAACGAGTATAAACGGTTGTTTGTCTAATTCACGAGGGTTTATCTTTGAGCCTCTGAAATTCTTTTTGCCATCCAATGTGGTTGATGCAATTTTTAATTCTCCGAAGTCTTTCACTTTTCTCTTGTGTTTTAATTTCTTGTATTCGTTAGGGGTAATAAGTTTCTTGAGTAGATGACGACAATCAGCATGTGCGGCCATGCCGAAGAATGAACCAATAAGCGACTGTCTGCGCTTACGTGATTTTACTTCCTTTATTCGTCTGGCAAACTTTTGTTTGGTACGCTTTCTGATACGGGAGTACACAACACGGTCCTGCCTGTTGTCATCAACGAAGGTATTATAGCCTAAATAGTCAATACCGACAGTTAATGGCCTGACAGCTTCGCTCGGCTTGATTGTCAACTCCAATTCTTCAAGCAACGATTTTAGATAATCACGTAACATCCACAACTCTTTTTTTGTCTTGGCGATTATTACTATATCGTCGCAATAGCGGTAGTAATGGAAGCGTATCTCCGTATCTTTGATTTCAATGTTGCCATCACCCTTAATAACCACATTATTATCTCCGTCGCTCTCGATTATGTGTAGACTGACTTTTGCGCACATTTTATGATCTACATCGCTAAGAAAAAGATTGGCGAGACACTGCGACGAGCGCAGCCCCTTTGACAATCCACGGGGCAATAGCGTGATGAAGTTGTCGAGCATATCCAGCACAAGGGTGTCGCTGATATACTGCCTCACTGTGCCTTTCAAACGTGGTTGACTGATGTGGTCATAGAAACCGAGAATATCACACTGATAAAAGTGCTGCATATTCTCTGTGTCAGCGATCAAGTCTTCTTCTATAATTTGATGAAGCCAGTGCATACCTCGGCCTTTTATACTGGCCGCTGTGTTCTTGATCAGAGTTGGGTGCAGATGTCGCTCAACGGGAACCATTACGGCATGACAGCCTACACGATGGTAGATGTAAGGACATTGACACACTCTGACTTTCGGCCCGTCTTTAACCGTTATCTCGCGTATATCTTTAGGTGTAATCCTGAACGTACCGTTCTTTAGCTCTACTTCAAGCTTCTTACAGTATTCGGCCTTTTTAGGCCACATATGTCTCCTTTGTTGTTTGCTTTCAAGATGGCTTATAACATAATCGAAACTCTCAGATATATTGGCAGGATCGGCAATTTCATCAATGATATTGTCGATAGGAAATACATCTTTGGTGGGTTTACCCAGAGTGATGTCAGTCAAGTATGGTATTTCGGTTACGTTCATAAGGCCTTCAGGCGCATCAGTAATGTTCCGGCTTTCTTCCAGACAGAGAGGGTTGCCGAGGCTCATGTCCCTCGCAGATTGTTTTGCCCAACTCGTGGGCTGTGCAGGGTCTGCGATTATATTAGTCCAAAGGGGCATTTTGATTTTGCGCTTAATGTGAGACGTGCGCCGTTGTTCGTGTTCGAAGTCGAAGAAACGTTGTTCGCGTTCGAATAAACGAGACCGCCATTCGCATTCGTACCGTAGCTCGCACGACCAACAACACGGCATCGGGGGACATTCTACCTTTTTCGTCTACGCTTTCGCAAGACGTATTACGTTAAACTTTCTATTAATTATCTCTGATATTGACCCCGACCGCTTTACGCGGCCGGGGGGAATAGTTATGCTGATTCATTTTCATCGTCAAAGACTATATCACCACTGAAGGCGAGACGCGCGCCGCTGTTCGTGCTCGAAGTCGAAGAAACGTAGTTCGCGTACGAATAAACGAGACCGCCATACGCATTCGCACCGTAGCTCGCACGACCAACAACACGGCATCTACCATTAGAATAGAAGGCTGCATCGGAATAGTTCTTATTCCATACCGAGTTGTCGCTCGTTACCTTTCCAGGCACATAGTCCATAAAGCGGCCGAAGCGAACACGACCGATGCAATAGCCGCTTTGTGCAGAATTGTTGATACCCTGAACAACTCGCTCCGTATCGGTCTGAATATTATAAATATGCCAACGAGCGTCAAGCGGATAAGAACCATCGTCTGTCAGATACTTACGAGCTTTCCAATCTTTGAACGATAATACATTCACTGCCACATGGGCCAACCACTCATAGTTGCACGCCACGAAGTTCTGAATACCAAATATAAGGTTACCGACACCGGATGCTGTGTTTTTGAGTGTGCAGTTGCCCCAGGCATTGATATTCTTACCCTGTATCGTTTGTGCGCCACAAGTGTATCCAGCACCACAACCACGACCACAGATGGCCTGTATATCACGGTTGCCCGTGAGTTCCATGATTATATTCGCAAGGTCCTTCGATTGTTCATAGCTGATGTCGTGAAAGCCTTTACCGCGCATTTCGCACAGATTGATAAAATCGAGATAAGTGCGGTGCATACCTGTTGGTACGTTCAGATTGGTTACGTTGCCCTCTGCATCGTATGTCCAAGCTGTGGAACTTATGCTTTGTCCATCGCCGACTTGTGCCTTTGCTCCTGATATGGAGCGAGGACGGCCAAGTGCGTCAATGCTCACACCATAGATTCCTACAAGACTCCGCTTTACAAATACCCAATCTGGCTCTATGGCTTCAATCGCGGCACTGTCTACGGCGATTGCTTCTTGTTCGTCACAACCACTCTGGGTTGTGAATAAGAATGAGACAGCTCCTGTCGGTACATTGGTAAAAATATAGTCCTCTCCGGCAATGAAGTCAAACTGCGGGTTGCTTATGGCCATTTTAAAGATAGATATAATCTTGCCATCTGCATCAATGAATACACAACCGAGGTCTTCATTGTTAATGCCAGGCCAACGCACTTGTTTCATGCCGCACACGTCAATCTGATACACGTTCATGTTGGCGTTCAGGGTCGTTGTAGGCACCTCACCCGGAGACATAGCCGAAACAATAAGAGCGGCATTAGATTCTACTAATATGTCGCGGAGGAAATGGCGGTTGATTTTCTGCCATGTAGCAATTGGACGGTCTTTACAGATCGAACGACAGCCATATTTTTCTTGGTTCTTAAAGTCATTAATCCCCTTATACCAATTGTCAGGTATCAGCTTGAAGAAGTCATAGCCCATACCGGAACTGTCTGTAAGGTCTATTCCTGTACCGTCGGCAAGGAAATTATAATCATCGTTACTGAGCTTAACACAGTGCATTACACCGTTTACAAAGTTACCTCGACATGGCTTGCTCAACTTCTCCAGAGCGGCAAAGTGCCCACTTGCCACATAGTCGTTGCCAAAAATATAGCCCGTCCTATTGTCAAGATTACTGATGTTCTCACATTCATTCTCAAGGTCAGAATACATAACCATTGAATACTGCGAGTTGTGTATCGTAAGCTGAGGGAAGTAGGATATGTAGCTGTCAAGCACTGTCTCATCAATCAGATCCTCCATAATCCAACGGCCTGTGAGACCAGAACAACGGCCCGTTTCTTCATAGGCTGCTCCTGTTGGATCGAGACCTATTGCTCCGCTACGTTGTAGAGCGGAAAGGATGGAAGATGGTGCTATTATGTTCACATTTGGTAGCCGGATATATCGGATATTCGACGATGTGACAAGGCCCTTGATCAACGTCATGGGGTCGATATTCGGACAGTTGTCAAGCATCAGGCGGCCTACATTGGCCATGCTCTCGATAGTCAGGCCACCGGGATATGTCAGCGACGGCAGATTAACGAGGTCGAGGCGTGTTACAGAGCCGGGAAGTTCGAGCGTCGATATAGGAGATGTCTCTGCAACTTGAAATTCACTCAACTGTGTGCCACCGGCCAGCAGTTGCTCCATTCGTGGGCACTTGGAAGCGTCCACACTTGTTGCAGGGGTATTGCGTATGTCCAGCACTTTCAAGAACGGAAGCTCCGACAATGCAAATTGTGTCAGTGGATTGTAGCCGATATTGTACTGCTTGTAGCTTTCGCCACCAACGATTATCTTCTCTGCAAGTTTCATCACGGAGAAGTCGAAGTTGTCCGATAGCGACACGTCTACAAACTCTATCTCGCGTATGCGGTCTGCCTGATAGATATACAGGAGTGCGCCCTGCTGATGCGAAAAGTTTGTAAAGATGTACTCCTCTCCCTCTTCGAGATAGACTGCGCCGTCGGCCGACAGTGAGCCTGACGAATCGTTACCCATGCCGAAGAAGCCGCTCTTGGCTGCTACAATACGGATTGCGGCGTTGTCGCCACAAGCGATACGGCCTGACAATACTCCTGTGAAGAAGCCGCCGGTCTTATAGTAGCCGTCGCGGAAACGCCAACGCTGCTCGATGAATTGAGCGAGAGCGGCGAGGCCGAGACCTTGCAGGGCATAGAAATACAACGCGTCCGATGTGGCGGTGTACTGTATGTACTTGCGTATGCCGTCGTAGCTCGATACTACCTTTGCCCACTTTTTCAAGTGTTGGTCTATGAAGTAGTATTTTGCTCCCTCAGGCGAGAATGGATTGATTGTCCTGCCGTCGGACAGAGTTACCTGAACGGCTCGCATTGCGGCCACGGTCTTTTGATACTCTATCTCGCCGCCGTTGTCGTCGACCTTGAGAGTCTTTGCAGCGAAGTATCCGCGCCAAGGCACTGCGCCCCAACCGGCCCACGGGTTGACATAGCCTGTTGCCTCGTCGCTCGGCTTCGTCGGGTCTGCTTCGGGCTGACCGGTGTCGCCGCCGTCGTTGTCGGACATATATGCGCCGTCGATGTCGTACTTCTTGTTGGCTTGCTGCACTACGGGCTGACGTGTCAGCACAAAGTCGCAGTTGAAGCCGTCAGGCGATGTCGCGCCCTCTTTGTCGGGATCATAAACGCCTCCGATAACATTATGCCCTTCGAGTAGGAAGTGCATGGGCTGGTGGTTCTTCGACAACGAGTCAAACTCGTTTTGATAGTCTGCGTCGGCGAGATACACCATGTCGGCTCGGACGTTGCGGAATTTGTAGGCATTGTCGCTCCAACGCTCTACCCAATCCTCTGAGTATTTCGCATAGTCGCAGTAATCACACAAGCGAAGCTGAATGTAAAGCTCAAACGGGACTATACGACCCATAGCCAAGTCAGCCTGCAATTCGTCATTGTCAACCATGCACTCAAAATAATACGTCCATGCAGGAAACTCTTCGCCGGTAACACCGGAGCTTGATTTATCAATAAGCTTCTGGACCCACTTGGCTATATTCTTTGACGGACGCATCATATCCTCAATTGAAGAAACTCCCTGCCACCAATCGAAGCCCTCATATGTTAACAATTCAAAGCCGCCCACGGGGTTCAGCACATCCCCCGTGATAGTGCGCGTCTTCGGGCCTGTCCATATCCATGAGCCTGTGGTATTCTTCCACTCTCCGCCTTGATAGCGCATAAAGCGATAGTTTCGGCTACAATAGGGATATAGAAGATATGGCATACCGGCGTCAAGTCCCTCCATTGTTTTAAAGCGGGCTTCCATCTGATCAAGGGATTCTCCGGGATTGCCACATATCCACATAAAGTCCTCGTCTTGGAAATTGAGACAACCTTTGTTGTAACCTGGGACATCTTTGAATCCGAGTGCAACCTGTTCACCCTTATCTTCTTTCCAATTGCCTTTAGCTTCAAACCACACGTTTTGTAAGGTGTCGCTGTTGGAGCGGAACACCGCAATAGGATGGTTGGCGGTCGAATGGTTCATCTGCAAGCCTGAGAGATGTATGTCACCATTATCCCAAGTGCCATCAAAGCAACGCTGCGCCGGTGTCATGAATTCGTCACCGAGGGCGCGATAGGTAGCATTAACCATATCGCACACAGAACAGTCGTTTGCACCGCCTGAGTTGGAGTAGTCGACCTTGATTGTGATTACATCGACGGGGATAGAGTTTTCGGTAACGCGGATTTTCTTCATTGCGAATAGCGCGTAGGTAGTCAGCGCGTCCGCGTTGGTGTAGTCGGGATATAGCGGGATAACCTCGGTTGCTTTCTTGATGTAGATACGGTAGTTTTTCTTCGGACGTTTGGCCGATGTCGTACCCTGACGGCGGATTTCACAGTTGACAGCCTTGAACGACCGCCACGGCATAGTCGGGTGGTAGTAGTAGACAGTCATTTTGAATTTGTCCGAGGTAGATGTGCCGTCGTCGTCCACACCTTTGCCGAAGTCAAACTGATTGTGTACGCTATCGTCAGCAACAAATATGCAGTATGGCATACCTTGTGCGAACAAAAGCGGTGCGCTGGGACGCATTGAGGTCGTACCCTCAGCGTTCTGAGACACAAGTACATTCTCACGGTTGAACTCGGCTATCATTGCGTCGGTATCGGTCTGTTTTACGATGTAGTTGCGGAATGCTTGACTCCAATCGTAGTAGCTTTGATAAGCTAACATGTAGTAGAGGTACAGATCGCCGTCGGTGCCGTCCATTATTACATTCTTTGTGTTCAGTAGACGACTGCCTCCTGGATTATATCCTATTGCTCCTACGAGTTCGCCATCGAGATACATTCGCATGGTGGCCCACTCCGTACCGTTACGGTTGATGGAGATTGTCGACGGCTCGACAACGATAGCCATTGTGTGCATTTCTTCGCAGGGGAAGCGTCGCTCGATGAGTGCGGGTGAGCCTGTCTTGCACTGAAGACCCACCTTGTTGCCCTTGATGAAGAAGCCCGCGCCGTTGTCAGGGTCGACGCAATCCAACAACATTGCTTCTGCGTCCTTGATGTTGTTGGTCGCAAACATTACCTGATAGGCCATGCCGGTTGCTTCAATCGTGCGCGACGAGAAAGGAGCATGATTTATCTCTGCCGTGACATTCTCCGCGATACGCAGTGCGTTTTGGCCGAGATAGTTCACGAAGCCGTTGCTGCTCCAATTCGCCCCGTGTACGTCGATGTGATAGTCTCCGTCTACAATCTCGTGCGACGGTTCGGAGTTGCTACGGCCTGAGAAGTCGAAGTGATACAATGCGCCGTCCATAAGTGCCGCGTCGATTGCAGAGCCTCTTACGGTCAGGCTCACGGTTCCCGATGTGGCAAGTATGGTGTCGCCGTCGTAGGCTTCGGCCTTGATGTTGATTTTGTCGCTGCCGTCGCTCTGGTAGCCTGATACCTGCATTTCTGCTGTCTCGATTTGGTTTGCACCAAGCTCGTAACGGCCAAGTACATGGTCATCGGCTTTTAGGGTGACGTTGGTTGTCAGCATCTGCGGATTGGGGTTGTATGCAGCGACTTCGACCCTCACGCGGTCATAGAGGCGCACAGTACCGTCGCCGGTGTCATTGTAGCGCAGAGCCACGACAGGCACACTGCTGTTGGGATCGATACACATCACAGCGGTATAGATCGTGTTGCCGGTTACTCCCGAAGCAACGTCACGGCCATGTATGCGCACAGGGTATGCGCCGTGCTGCATTTTCTCGCCGCCGCCGAAAAGGTTGGTAGGGTTGAACTGCGCACTGCTGCTGTATGCGTCGAAGTGGGTTGGCGGTGTGGCGGTCAATGGTCGCCATTCTCCATTCCACCAAATTTCGACAAAAGCCTGAATGCCTTTCTCGCTGACGTTCTGCGGAAATTTGTAGAGAGGTACATTGACGGCTCGATTACTTCCATATGGTATAACATAGTCTGACGTATAGTTAAGCACTTGTGTACTCTCGACTGTTGCGTCTACGGCGGTCACTGTGATGAAACGATAGCCGGTGTGATCGGTGTCGTCGGTAGCCTCAAGGCGGAAACGACGAGACCCTGCGCCGTCAAACATGCCGGAGAAAGGAATGTCAAAGTTGTATTCTTCCTCGTCAGACGAGCGGGTGTTAACCGTCCACTCGCGGATTACCACATTAGTGTCGCGGTCGATGAGCTTCAACGATACGATAGAGTTGAGCTGCTCGGTCGAGCCTAACTGCGTTACTGAACGGATGCAGGCATGGCCGATGATGTCTTTACCGACAGCACCATACAGCGGCGATTCCTGAAATTTGATGTTTACGATTGTGCCGGATACTTCACCGCCACCACCTTGAGAAGCGAAGAAAATTATGGATTCGCCGATTTCTTCCCCTGCCTCGTTCATAGGCTGTATTGTTACAGTGCCGTCCTCTTGCACTACACTATACTTCATGGGGATGTGCTTGTATGCACCCCCGGTGGATAGTGCATCCTTGCCGCCTGCAACGGGGTCATCTTTGGTTTCGACTTCACTCTTACCACCGCCGCCAAAAGGTATCCACGGCTTCAGGTCGGCGGGATTGATGTCTGCGACTTCGCGGGTGAACTGATAGGCTTCCCATACGGGTGCGCCCTTGCTGTCCTTTTCTGCGGTCTTATAGGTCAGTACAACACCGCTCTTGAAGTACTTGATGCCGCCCTCAATCTCTTTGTCCTGTACGGCCTTGATCGCGGTACTGAGGGTATATTCAGTATCGCCGCACACGTCGTTTACGTTTACGGTGTTGCCGATATTGTTGCCGTTCACACCAAAGTCGGTCCATGCACTGTCTTCAGTGAAAGCATCGTCACCATTCCACTGTTTGCTCTCCCATCCATTCTTGCCTCGGAAAGATATTACTATTCCGGGTATATGGAATATTCTACCAAACTGCGATTCAAGAAGTTTGGAAACTTCGCCGATAGTATATGTGGCCGTGTAGTCAAGTAGTTGATTGGCATTGATAAATGTACGAGGTTTCTTAACTTCGTCAATGGCGTTGTTCAGTTGTGTCAACGAAATGATTTGTGTGCATGTGCTGTTAACCTCGTATAACTTGTTATTGCAACGATATACACCACGCTTTGCCCAAGTGCCGGTTTCCCTCTCATTGTACGCTTCTTCACCAAGACCGTAAAAATTTGTAGAACCATAGCTCTCAAACATTATCCCGGCGTCATTATTGGCTACAATCCATACCCCGTATGTCGGATCGTTCTCTGAGTCATTCCATATACCATCAAAGGGCAAAATACTTATACACTCAATATGCTTGGTATTGTTCTCTACAGATTGTGTCAGTGATGTGAGATTTTTCTGAATTTGTGCCCCCTCATCTCCGGGGAATGCTGTATTGGGTGTATAACCCAAAGCGAGATCAGAGCCTATTGTTGCCATTTTCGTACCACCCCAACGATACTGTTTGTTAGTACTTGTGTCAACGTAAATTTTACCAGCGACTGGAGTACGGCCCTCAATAGTCTCTACACCAAAGCTGTTGGCTTCAGGCCAGTTGCTATAATACTGAACCGGCTCTGTGTCCGATGAAAACAGGAATTTGTTGGTTGCCGAGCAGAATACTACACACCCTTCTCCTGTGTATGATTGCACAAGAATATTAGGAGCTGATGCAATGATGTTTGCAAACTCTTTAACATCATCCATCGCTCCAGGAATATAGCGCGTTGGGATAAGACCAGAAGGATCAAGTGGTGCAATTCCATTGTTTGCACCGATCTTATTGGTGATAGCGTTTACTCCAGCTTGTGCTTTAGCCGCGTCTGTTACACCTTTATCAGCTTGAGACTGTGACTTCTCTATGGCAGTTTGCAGCAGATTTATTTGATTGCCTTGTGTGGTCTGGCCGGACCGTAGGTTGCGGATATCTTCTTTGTTTTGGTTGACATCGACTTTAACGGCTTCAAGGTCGGCTGTCATTCGTTCAACATCTTCCATATATTCCGACGAGTCAACTGTGGGGTTGCCCGCAAGTTTGGGCGTTCCGTCGGCATTGGTTTGTGCAACCCATGTGCCGCCGATACCCATATAGACTTGCGCCGGCAGGGTGTCACCAACCAACGCCCACCAGCCTTCGTGCGGGTTGGGGTATGCTTCACGCAGTAGTACCGCTGTCTTGAATAGTCCTTTATTCGGACCTTTTATGTTGGGGGCATCAAGCCAACCTTTCACTTTTAGGTTATGGTCGATAGTGGCAGATCCACGGACAGAGGCTTTGCCGCCTACGTTGACATTGCGTCCTACCGCAACATCACCATCTATTTGTTTTGTTGGGATTGAACTCATTACTGAAAAATAGATTTAGCTAATTCGGTCATAGCCGACGCTTTGTCAGCTTCGCCGTAGGTGGTTAATACTAAGGCCGCCACGGTGTAGATTACCGCTGTATAGCATTTCTCGCTGATGTCTATGCCATCGTCTTCGTCAATGTAGGGATAAGGCAAGTATGAAGCTCTGCTGACGTATGCATCTTCACTGTTGCATGAATAGAATTCGAGTGCTTTGCCCTCAGCTCGGTTCACGACTGCACACACGGGCTTTTGAACATTGCCGCGAATGCCTTTGTAGCGAGAAGATTGTTTTGCGTACAGCGGATCATCAACCGAGATTGCGGCATAAACCGTGCGCTCCCAATCGCTCATACGAAATGCTATAAGGCGCATGAAATCGTCTGGCAGTAATACCCAACCGCTTTCAAGGTCACCCCAATACACTGCATCGCCGAAATTGTGCCCCTCTTCCAGAAAGTGAACAGGAGCGGCAGTTTCGACACGGCGCACGGCCTCTGCGATTTTCGAGCGTATGATGTCTTCAAGCGACAAAGTTTCGATGTCTTCGGCCGCTATCAACTGTTCGCTTGTCATATTTTGGTCTATGGCTATGCGAACATCACGCGCAATCTCGGTTAACTTGTATATCATGGCGACGTGGTTTAGATGCCCTCGAAGACGATGCCGTTGGCGGCAGCGGCCACTTTGATAGCTTTTACTGATTTGATTTTTGTACGGCTGATGCCGAAGTGTTCAGCGAGATATGCTTTGGCCGCGTCAGGGTCGGAAACTACGATTGTTTTGAGACCGTTGTCTTCGGCCTCGGCTTCGGCTTCTTCGGGCTGGCCGTCGCTGTCAATGTCTTCTGCGGTAGCTTGCTCGCTGTCAGAAACTGCGACAGTGGCTTCTCCGGCGGGAGTGTCTTCTGCTTCTCCGACGGGAGTGTCTTCTGCTTCTCCGACGGGAGTGTCTTCTGCTTCTCCGACGGGAGTGTCTTCTGCTTCTTCTACGGTAGGCGTTGGTGTCTCGCCGATAGGGATAGGAGCGGCGGAAACGGTCGGCTGTTCGGGTACGATTTCGGGCTTTGGCTTGGGTGCTGGTTTGTTGCGCTGCTTTTCGGCCACATATTTCTGGTCTACTCGGAAGAGTTTGCCAAATTTGTAGTGACACTCCATAGCCTTTTGGATTTCGGGATCATCAGTGTAGAATACGCTTCCTCCGCCTGTGAGTGCGCTGAAAGTGATATGACGGTTTTTCCCGGACTTCAGCACTATGTTGATGCTGATATTGGTTTTAGCGATGTACTTTTTCATTGCTTCTGATTTGATAAGCAAAAGGGGCGGGCGGTTGGGTTTAACCGTCCACCCCTCTCACATGAAGAAAAACTACTTATTTTTATAGATTATGCTGCGGCGGTTGGAGGCTGAGCAAGACGCATACGCGCGTGGGCCTTGGCGTAGCGCAGATAGAGACAGGCCACTTCCTGAATTACCACAGCATCGGTGTTGCGGATACCGGCGGTCTTGAGGTCGAGGACGTTGCGAGCCCACGATACATGAGTCTTCTTTGAGAGATATTCGGGGTCCATTGCGAAGCCATAGTCACTCATACCATTTGCATCAAAAAGCTCATGATGGATAGTCAGCACTTCGCCGAAATCGGTATCCCACGACTTGAATTTCAAGTTCCACACTTCAACGGTGTCTTTCAGGCGGAACTTTTCGCTCTTGATTTTTGAGAATGCCGACAGCATATCAGAGCCACAGAAGAGTATTTTGCGCTTATTGCCTATTCCTGTACCAACAAAGAGGTCTTTGGTAATGTCCACAAGGTTGTCATCGGTAATTACAGCACATTTTGCCTCATCATCCCATACGCCTACCTCAATGTCCTTACCGGCCATATACCAGATACCACCGGTAAACCAAGTGTTCATGCCCTCTTTGGCTACATGCTTGATCACATTTTTTACGCCAAACAGATATGTGTTCTCCTGGGAGAGTCGCATATCATATATGCCGTCCTCTTCTATGTCGGAAAATGACCAATTGACTTCTTTGGCTGCAATCTTGTCAAAGGTAGACTGTTCAACCTGAATCATGAAGTTCTGGCAATACTGCGTTTCAGGCATAGGAATGTTGTTGAAACGGCCGGTCTGGACGTCAAGCTCACCACAGGCTTTACCCATACGCACGAGGGTCGTGCCGCTCGGAATGGCGGGAACGAGGGTTGCGTAGTTGGTGGAGCTGTCGAGGTCTCCATTCACTGCATATACCGTGGGCATATTGGTGTCTGTGCTCTTGCCACACACACACAGTACAAGATCAGGCACGTTGTCGCTGTCTTCAGGATAGGCCACACCCTTGTCATTGTACTTACCTTTAACGCCGACAACGCGGATGGTGTCGTCAAGTGTGAACATATTAGGATCGTCGACAGGGAGAGTAATAGATGCCCCGGAAGTCTGGGCTGTCACGGCCTTGTTGGTCTTGCACGAGATAGGACGGGTGCCGACACTATAGTATTTGACTTCAAAAGACTTGCACGATGAGGCTTTGGCATAACGTGAAATCTGGTCGATAGGCGTTGCCATAGGACGGATTTTGATGATACGCTTGTCTATGTCCTGCATGTAGAAGTTCGGATCTCCATCCATGCGGCCCTGCGTCTCTGTAGCGATACCTTCAGTGCCACCTGTGCCGTCTGCTCCGGCATTTGTCTTACCTGCATCGGGGAGATCGCTGGCTGTGGCCATATACACCCCGGAACTTGCCCCCGCTACGAAGGCAATCATACTCAGCATGAAACTGAGCAGAAAACGAGTTGTTTTTTTAACTGTTTCCATTGAGATTGTTGTTAAATTGGTTATTGATATTGGGTTGAGTTATCTTTTGATAGGAGTACGCTTTTCGCCGCCACGTTCGAAGATGTTCATGTTGCCGTCTCCATAGCGGTCAATTGCTCCCATATCTGGCATAGGCTTCCGGCGACCACCTCCATTCTTGCCGTCAAGTTGGGCGGTGCCATCACCGCGATTAGGTTTGCGCAGCGTCTCGGTGACTTTGGCATTCTTGCCACGCACTTCACCTTCTTCTCCTGCTTGTGCGACGTCGTTGTCGTAGTTCTGTGCCTTGATTATCATTTCAATTGTCTCAGGCGAGAATTTGCCCATCATCGCGTCTTTGGCTACGCCGATAAACCATGCCATAGCATCGTCGATCTGTTCGTCACTAAGTCCACGTTCTTGCTGAGCTTTTTCAAGTATGGTCAAAGACTCGGCGAGGTTGGCGGTATATTCTTCTTCATACTGCTTCTCCTTGGCCACGCGCTCCATGTACTCTTTGTTGGCTTCGGCTATTGCTTCCTGCTTGTCGGGGTCGTCGATTGCGTCCTTGATGTCTTCGCCATACAGGCGTATGAGCGCAACTGCGGGGTCGACGCCGTCTTTCCAGCCCATCATCAGCCGGGCTGAACGGGGGTCGGACGTGAACATGTCGGAAAACTTGCCTTCGCGCTCCTGATAGCCTGCGAGTTTATTGTCGTATTCGTCGTAATCGGCGTTTATTCGGCCAAATATCTGCTCGTCGTCGTCGAACTGTTCTTCGGGGTATTTGCCCCTCAGTCGTTCCAACGTCGTATCACGTTTGCTTTTAACTGCTTCGGTTTCAGCCATAACATTGTTGTATATAAGAGATTGTTAATTTTTATCCGCAAATATACACTTAAAAACATTAGTGAGTTATTTATCTTTTACCGCTTGTTTATTAAATTTGCACGTATTACTAATAAATTTAATCGCTTTTGACCAATCAATGAAAGATTTCGGCTGTAAGAGTTGCTACCATAAGGAAAGGATGAGTGATTTGCTACGTGCCTATTTTTGTTATATGAAAACTTGCAAACATGTTTTTATGCCTGATGTATTCAAGCGTGTAGTGGAAATGCCGGCAGAGCGGTTTTGGGTGTCGGCTCCACGCGCCACAGTCGTAGTGGCGAGTATTATGCGAGGTGACAATCTCCACTATATGAGGCCGAATAAACGTGAGATGTTTTTCGAGATACATCGTCGTGTTTTGGAGTTGCGTAATACTTATTCCGATTGGTCGATGCCTCGACTTATTAAGGCGGTCATCACACAACCAGCACCAAAATTCTATATGGCACCAGGTTCTGCTCGTGTACTAATTCTAAAAGCAAGAAAACAATGGTTTCTGGAAAAATCGAAAAGACTACGGGGCTGCTGATTGTCGCATTCATATTGCTGTCGGCTCTGGTATATGCGCCCGATTGGAACGTCATCGGAGTATTTAAAGGTTGTAATATTTTACAGCGTCTTGTGTACTCTTTCTTTCACGCTTCGTTTGTTCATGCGGCAGTCAATGCTTGGTGCTTCGTTTCAATATTGTTTATTTACGAAGTTTTGTGGTGGCGGTTGATAACAGCCTATATGATAGCTGTGGCCGCTCCTGACATTGTTCTATCCATAACACCTACAGTGGGACTTTCGGCTGTATGCTTCGCTCTGCTTGGCATGATCGCTTTTCAAGTGAAGAGAAAACTATATTATAATGGGTATATGGCCCTGTATATTGCTATCGGTTTCCTATTCCCACATGTGAATGGGTGGCTTCATCTTTACAGTTATGTAGCCGGACTGCTGGTCGGTTTCTTGAATATGCCGATACCATGCAACAGGAAATAGCAGAAATTCTCAAAATCAATCAGGAGAGGTTAGATGAAATTCATGCTCCTTTCAATCCTATTACCGGGCGAGGCTCAGTAGGCAAGCGTTTTGAGTTTTGGTTGGAAGATTTTCCAATCAAACGTCAATACTTGCCGGAGTCAATGGATAAAATTCCGTTAATCCGTCAGTTAATCGAAGCCGGTAGTTTGGAGAATTTTTTATGTGACACTCTTGGCATGGAGTATGATTGCGAGGAAGATTTTGAAGCTGATCGACTAAAAGTAATCGAACAGTTTGTGCGCCTACGCTCTCGCCACGACTTTCCGTTTTGGGCGGCAACCTATGTATGGATTAAGAAGAAAGGTGGTGGCGAGGACGTTCTATTTCGCCTTACCAGGCCACAGCGTCATTTTGTTGAGCGACTTGAGGAAAAGCGTCTTGCCAATAAGCCTATTCGCCTTATCCTGTTGAAAGCACGTCAGTGGGGCGGCTCTACAACGTCGCAGTTGTATATGGCGTGGTTGCAACTCGTCCACCGGATCGGTCTCAACTCGCTTATTATCGCACACCAGACATCCGGGTCAGACGAAATACGCGATATGTTCAATCGCATGCTTGACCGTTACCCTGTGGAAATGCTCTACAAATTAGGTGCTGAATATGACGACAACGAGCCAAAACTTGTAGGTGTCGGTATGTCTGGTCTTATACATGCTGTACCACAGCGTAACTGTAAAATCAAGATTGGTACTGCGAAAAATCCTGATTCTTGTCGTGGTGGCGACTATAATCTTGTTCACTGTTCCGAGGTAGGTATATGGGAAAAAACCGAAAAGAAATCTCCTGAAGATATTGTGCGTTCGGCCTGTTCAGGGGTGCTTTACAAACCATACACAATGATTATATATGAATCTACTGCAAATGGCACAGGCAACTTCTTTCAGATTGAATATGATGCTGCTAAGAAAGGCAAATCTCAATTCGAGGCTATGTTTGTGTCGTGGTTTGATATTGAGCAATATTCTCTTGACTTTGACAACGACGGCCAGAGAATAGATTTCGCACAGTGGCTGTATGACAACCGGGAGAATGGCAATGCAGAGTCGGAGCGTGAAGAATGTGGCCGCTATCTTTGGTGGCTATGGGAGAAAGGCGCGACGCTCGAAGCTATAAATTGGTATATACGTGAACGTGCCAAGTCAAATGAACATGCTATTATGGCTTCGGAGTATCCTTCCGATGATGTTGAGGCGTTTGTTCACTCCGGCACTCGTGTGTTTGACAAGTATCGTGTCGAGGCTTTGAAAGCAACTTGTAAACCACCCTTACAAGTTGGCGATGTATATGCCGACTTCGACGAGGGCAAAAAGGCTCTACAAAACCTACGCTTCCGCGAGGACCGGCAGGGTTTGTTGTGGGTGTGGGCGCATCCTGAAATTGACCCCGAAGAAAGAGTTACTGACCGATACCTTACAGTTGTCGATGTCGGCGGTCGCTCACATAAGGCCGACTGGTCTGTTATTGCTGTCTTCGACCGCCTGTTCATGGCAGAGGGCGGCAAGCCTGTTGTTGTAGCTCAATGGTACGGCCATATTGATATTGACCTCTTGGCATGGAAAGCCGCCCAGATTGCAGCCTACTACGATAATTCTCTGCTCGTTATCGAGAGTAATACGCTTGAAACGCACGACAAGGAACGTGACGTTGACGGTGACCAATCGCAGTTTATTCTCAACCAAGTTAAGGAAGTTTATCCTAATCTTTACGAGCGCAAGCAACCCGAAGAAGCGATTGTAGAGGGTGCGCCCAAACGCTACGGCTTCCATACAAACATTTCAACCAAGCCGATGATTATCTCAACGCTCGTTAAGGTTATCCGAGAAGCTATGTATGTCGAGCGCGACGAGCGTTGTCTTGCTGAATACATCTTTTACGAGAAGCGCAAAAACGGCTCTTTCGGTGCTATCGTCGGCAAACATGACGACTTGTTGATGACACGAGCAATCGGGCTGCACATCTGCTATTATGAAATGGACGTGCCGAAGATTATACCTATTCAAAAGAAATACAACCGTGGCCGTCGGAAACCTATTTCCGCAGCTACATTCTAATAACTCACACTAAACGATATGAACATCTTTAGAAGATTTAAAGCAAGCCTCCGGCTCCGCGAGGCTATCAAGATGGCCGACAAGGCTCATCAGCAAACAGGCAAACGCTACTACGTCATGCCTCAGCATGGCAGTGGCGGTAAGAAACTCGTCGTGATGGATCGCTACAATTTCCGTCGCCTCAAGATGAAGCACTACATTCAGCGCGAAGCTCGTGTCTTCGACCTCGTGCGTGAGTGCTTCTACTGCACCAGCTACCGCGACGGCAATCAGTTCCTCGCTCCTGCTGACCGGAAGAAGAAAGTCATGCAATACTTCGCATGGGTCAAAGCCGACCGTATTGCAACAAAACAACGCCGCAAAGAAGAACAGCGTCGTAAGGAAGAACAGCGTCGTAAAAAAGATTGGGAAAATGCGCAGAAAGTATAATGTCGGCTATCATGGCCCACAAAGCGGTCACGACTTACAGGGTATTGCTACGCTCACGCACGATACTGTTGCGATAGATAATCTTCGGCATGAACAAAGCGGTCAAGTTCTCGATGAGTTTGAACGGTCGTTTAAAGACGCAGTCAAAGGTATAGAAGAAGTGAAGCGAACAATATTAGATGCAACAGGCGTTCCAAAAGAAGCATTTGGAAAATAAACAGAGGGCGAGTTTCCGTAATGGTCACTCGCCCTCGTTGTAGTTATGCTGCCATTTGTGACTGCGGGTTCATCAGCATTTGACGTGCGGCCTGAACATTCTGCATATTGGCTCCAGCCTGAACTTGTTGCTGCAACTGCGGCGACATAGCTTCGGGTACTTGCCCCTGTTCGAGCTGTTCCTTTTGACTGCGGATAGACTGCAACAGGTCGTCGGCAAACGGGAAGTCTCCGTGTTCCAGAAGTTGCTCCACCGATATTGCCTGTGCTTGCCACAACTGCATGAGTATGTCGTTGGCCATTTGTCGGAATGCCGGCGTATTTGTGCTTTCGACAATAGAGAGGTCAAAGTCAACGTCGCGTATTGTCTTGGGGTCATACTCAACCCACGCATTTTTGCCAACGATATTGAATATGCGTTTGGTGTCATAGAATTGTTGCATATTCTTCACGTCCTTAATCGCGCCGTCCTTGACAAAGTAGCTGAAACTGTCGAGCAAATCAAGCAACGATGTCGTGGCATTCTGAGTCTGCTGATTGTAGAGTGCGGCACTTTGATTAGCATAGCCTGGCTTGCCCTGCAGAGCTCCGTTTACGCCAGATATGTCCTCAAAGAATTTCAGTTGCAGGTTCAGCAATTCAGTGATGCCGATTTGTGTCGAGTTGTTGGCTATCTGTTGAGGCACGGCAACACCAGGCTTAGGCTTGTAGTACACAATGCCGTCAAACTTGCCCCACTCCTCGGCAATATCATCCATGCTCATACTGTCCGGCTCACACCCCTCTGGAAAGAGTAGTACACCTTTTGCGCTTGCTCGCATGATGAAGTCGTAGAGAGTTATCAGGCGGTTGGTATATCGCTGTTGGTCTATCACATCGGACACAAAGCTGTGTATCTCCCCATCAATAAATGGATATGCCTTAAACACATAAGGGTGGCTCTTATGCTCGTAGGGTGTTTCTCCCTCTTTCAGAATATGACCGAACGGTGTAAGGTAATAATAGTACCAATAGTGGTCAATCATCCATGTAGCTTGGATCAGAGGTATTTCATCATCTGGCATACCAGCAGCGCGTCCTCGCATAAGACGCTCTTTGTTGACGTGGCTAACCATTTCATCGTAATCTTCAACGTCAATTTTGTAAACGTCGCCGTTGTTGAGATCGTGACAGCGGTAGCGAGGCTTGGCTTCCTTGCGCCATACCTCAATCACCCTGCAACGTGTCGGGTCGCTCGTAAACAGGAAGTCGAAGTTTTCAAGACGCGAATATCCAAAACGTTCTGCATAGTTGGCGATATACTGCTTATTGTGGGCGAAAGTGTATATCTCCTTGAAGCGTCGGTAATCATCGGGTGACTCTGCAAACTGCGCACACAGCGTTTCAAAGGAAACGTCATGTACTTCGCCGAGGAAAGATACATCCCAACCTCGGAAGTCGCGCATATTGTTGTCGATAAAGAAATTGTTGGGGTTGACATAATCAGTCCAACAGTCCATTTTTTCGTTTCGCCAACTGTAAGACTTCCTATGTACGATGAGACCGCCAATCAAAAATTCTTCCATTGTGCGAGCGTAAACCTCGGTCATGCGGTTTAACTGCATATTGCACTGTAAGATTGTAGTCATGGTCTCACCAAGTTTCTGCTCATCGCGGTCTCGTGCATAACATGTCGGCTCCTTGGCCTGACTTCGATATACGCCTAATACATTGCGCACAAGGCGACGTATTAGGTTATTCTTCAGTGGAACATTGCCCTGCTTCCCGATATATTCTTCTTCAGTTATTGTGCAACCATCCACCTCAATAATATCTTTCCATTGGTCACCGTAGCAATAACGTTTGTTACGCTGGCGATCACGACGGAATTGGTCCATATTGTTCCAATGGTGCTGTGCTTCCATCAACACGTCAAACGCTCGCCGGTCGCCTCGCCGTTTTGATGTGGCAACGGTGTCCATGTCCTCAATCTCACGAGGACGGACACGACTCATTCTATGTAGTTTATCCTTTGCCATAACTCTTTGTTTATACTATGCAACTTTAGCTGCGGTTTGTCGGAGGCAAAGATACTGAATATCCTTGCCTCCGATTTGTTAACTATTCCTGCTTATGTTTACGGTATGCTTCCGGGTCATGCAAAGCATCAACCAACTCACGCATAACCGCGTACATTTCTACCTCGATACGTTTGCGCTCTTCATCGTTAGTCTCTGCTGCAATATCCTCGCGGTAAGCGTCGATGTCAGCCTTGAACTCATCGAAGATTTCCCACCGGGCATATTCGGGCGAGTTTTCAAGAAAATTAATCCTTTCTGCATAGCCCATGATGCCGTCTGCGTCTGCGTTTTCATACTTGCGCATCAGTTGGCCGGTTGCTTCATACTCTTTCAAATATTTGAAATATTCGTTTTGGAGCTTGCGGTTGGCCGTGCGCTCGTCGCCGGACTTTATAAGGCGGTTGGCGATTGGCATATTGCGCCACTCAAAATCTCGATCGCCAAAAGCTGTTTCTGCTGACTTCTTTACTTTGTTTGGGAAAGTGAACAGGCCGCCAAAAGTGCCGTTGAGCATATATTCAATCTTGGCAGGGTTGATGTCAATAGAGCCTTTCTTGAAGTCGTCGCCGCCTGATGTTTCATTAAGCCATTTGGCAAAGTCTACAAGATGAGTGTCGGTACTTGCATATGCTTTCGTCCATTCGGGGTCGTTCTTATTGAACGGGGTATCCTTGTAAACAGGTAGGCCTGTCCAGCCCTTATTCATAATGTAGGCTTCGGTAAACGGCTTGGCTGCACTCGGTATGAACGGAGATATACCACCGCCGCCTTCGAGCATATCGAGTGGCATAATTTGTGATACTTGCGAAGCCATTTGGTGAGCAAGCTCGGAGCTGCTGTATCTCTCGTTGCCGCTGATTACGCCGTGCGCAAGTTCGCCCATACCGTACATAGCACGATACTCGATAGGCAGGGGGATTGTTATCCATCGGTCGCCGGCATAGAAGCAGATGTTTGAACGACGGACGTATTCAGGCAAGTTGTAGTATGCGTTCTTATCGTCGTCGTCACCGTCTCCACCGCCTAACATTTGGGCAAGCATTGGGATAACGTAGCCGAGAGTGAACAGAGCGGTAGCACCGACGGAGAATTTTGCCGGATGCAATTTAGCCTGTCGGCCGAAGTTGGTCATGCCTTGAACACCGGCATTCCAGAACACATACAAGATACGGCCACCGCCGCTAAGATATGAGCCTGTCTTGCCGAGTTTGGTTTGGCCGGTAGCGTTCACCATTTTGCCGCCGCTGCCTTTCTTGTTGAAGTTGACACTAATCTCCTTTGCGTCGTAGATTGCTCGGTCGATGTTTCGGCCAAAGTCGCGAGAGGTAACGAAAGCGGCGAAGCGGGCGCAGTTCTCGGCGGAGCGGTTGAGTAAATCTAACTGTTGACCAAGCCAGAACCAAGTTTTATGCCCAATATCCCTACGAGATATTTTCTTCAGCTCTGAGGCTACAGCTCTCTTGTGGCCCTCTATGTCGCGGACATTGGTGTAGCCGGTCTCGCCGCCGTTCTTCATAAACTGATAGAAAAGGCTCTCAAGACGGTTACCCATGTTGAGTGTTCCATTCTCCCACTTACCGAGAAGACGGCGCATGACAATCGGGTTGACACGAGCAAAATTCTTGTGGAAGCGTCGGGCGTATCGTGGGCTTTCCTTTACCCATGTCATACAGGTGGAGTATAACATATCGCGGAAGAAGTTGCCCACAACGAAGTCCGGGTTTCGTGTGGTGTAGAATGCCGATAACTGACGGTTGATCCATGTACCGGCTTTCAGCATATTGCCGACAACGCCGTTCTGATCAACATCGGGATTGGTTAGGCCGTTGATTGCCTGTGCCGCTCTCGGATTGCCGTTAATGGTAGCGACAAATGTACGGCCATTGCGCTTGATGAGTATCTGATGTTCACGAAGATTGCCACGCACAACCTTATATGGTATATGCTGTGCCTCACGACCTTTCTTATACTTGTCAGGGTCGGAGGTGCGTAATGCTTCCAAGCGTTCCTCGAAGTCCTTAACCTTTTGCTCTACAACGTCGGCGGTATCGGTTTCTTCAATATCTGCAAAGACAGGCACCCACTCGTCGGTTACGTCGTTGTATTCGAGCCATAGGTCATGCACACTTACTGCGTCGCTGGGGTGGTTCAGTATGAAGTTGAGAAAACGCTGCTTCATAAGGTTGCGGTTGCCCTGACGGATTGCGTCGTCGGCCATCATGCCTATTGTGGCAATAGGATCGTCGGCCATGCTCTCACGTCCTTCTGCCTTTTTCATGATGCTGCCGCCAAGAGGACCGTCTTTACTCGTCAGGTAACCATATACCTCGTCGCTCGTGGTCTCGTCCCAACCGCGTAGTGGCACATAGTAGTCATACATTCCAAGTATCTTCTCGTAAGTTTCCTTGCTGATGATACCTGAAAGATATACCTTTTCAAGTGTGGCCTTTGTCGCCTTGTTGATAGCTTCCCACAGTGATGTGGTGTCATACATGGATTCGTAATCGTCAACCCACTGCCGTGCGGTGTCCTCTGCGCTCTGCCAATCGGCTTCGCCTGTCAGCCCAATAAGACCGGCAAAATCACGATCAGAGTCCTCACCATTAGCTGTGGCCTCATTACGCATATACTCGTTGCGCTCAAGGCCGTGCTTTGCCATGATGTAGTCGGTCAACTCTCTGCGCTTACGCTCATTTGCACCGGCAATGCAGCCAATCTCTTTCAAGAGCGGCTGCATATAGCGTTGGAAATATTCGTGCTGCTCTCCGGCGTTCATACTGCTCATGCGGTTCTCGAACAAATAGGCATTCTCAAATCCGGCCACATCTTCAAGTCGGGTTTTCTTTCCGAGGATAGCCTGATAGAGTGCCTTTAAGCCAAGCATACTGTCTTGCACGGCTTCCTTGAATTGATAGCTGCCACTTCTCACCATGCTTTCGTAGGCATAGCGGGCAAACACTCGGTCGCGGGGCGAGAAGTCGCCTGGACGGTAAAGGTCTCCCTCTGCGGCATACTCGGCCTCAATACTTTGCTCAGCATAGTTGCCTACTTTCAGTTCCGACTGTTTGACTACATCTGCGGCTTCTCCTAATATGCTGCGATAGCGGTCCGGTCTTGCAAGGTTTTGATAGCTGCGCCACAAGATGTATCGAAGCTCATTATCGGTCAATACAACACCCACCTTATCACGGAAGCCCTCAAAACCAATCTTATCAAGCATATCAAGGAATAGGCGTTTGATCTTTGACCACCATCCGGTATAATTCTGAGCTTCGCTGAAACTTGTGTCTTCAGCGAGGCCGGCAAGATATTCTTCGGTTGCAGTGCGGAAATCCCAACCATTTTTAGCTGCCATCTCTGCTATTTTACGTCGTATGCTCTCGTCGGCTGACTGATATACATTATCCAGGAATGTATTAAAGTGCTCTCCGAAAAGTTGACGTAGGCCATAATGAGCAACAGCTTCATGGAGTAGAGTCTGTTCTGCGTCTATGGTGCTGACATTATTCGGGATTACGATGGTGATTTTGCCTGTGCGCTTGTTATAGAAGCCCTTTGCTTTGGCTCGTTTGCCATCAAGTTGTGAAGCGTCGGTAACAATTTCCACATTGTCAAGGTGCATACGCTCAACAAGTTCCTGAATACGGGTCACCATGCGCTGACGTTCACGGGCGGCAAACTCGGCCTGACGTTTCTTGCTGAAACGGTTTTTACCGAGAGCTTTTGACATAGGATCATTGAAGTATGAAATCTCAGCATCTGTATATGCGCCGTAGCCGTCACCCATTCGCTGACGCTCCTGTTCGGCTACATCGTCTTCCGCTTCATCGGCAGAAACATCAGTCAGCTTCGATTCTTCTACAACGGTTAGATTGAACGGCGCACGGCTCAACATATCAACCACTTTGGCAATATCAGCCTCGGCGACATACGCTATCATATTGTTGCCTTTGGTAATAAAGTTGTGGCCGTCTACGAGCTTCAATAAGTCAGGGTGCATTGTATAGATGCCGCCGCGCTGCTTCGACTTCGGTACGCGCAATTCGTAGTCGCCTCGGTGTTGCCAACCAAATGAGACTTTCTCGATCTGCACGTCGCCATTCTCACTGACAACGGCCTTACCCTCGCGTATCTGCGCGAGGCGGCTGCTCAACGACGCGCTGTTGCGCAGGTCGGTAAGCTTGAAGTTCTCGCCCATAAGTATGCCCTGACGTGTTTCGCCGTCGATAGTGGAATAGCTTATGAGGTTGCCTCTTGTCTTCTCGCCTTTCTCGGTGTCGACGAGTGCCTGAAGAAGATTGCCGGTGATGATGTAACGCTTTTGGCGTGTCTGCGTAGGCACTTTGCTATCCCAATTCTCCATGTTGATGGCGTTTATCTCTTTCGGAGAAAAGCGATAGGCAATGTTGGTGGCTCCGATGATGGTTTGCAGTCCGGGGTCGCTCAATGCGAGTTCTACCTTGCGGCGACCGTCGAGCGTTGCGAAGATTGCAGTCGATGAGCCGAGTGTATAACTCTTGTTGAACTTGAAGCCTACAAACGTGCCAAATGTCTGCGAGAACATTTCGGGCGTAGCTTGTTTGAGGTCTTGCGGCACAACGTAGATATTGCCGGCACGGAGATTGGTAAACAGAGACTTTATGCGGTCTTTTACTGCCATGATTTCCTCACGGCGTTTGCGCTGCTTGTAGATCTCTTTCTCGCGGGCTTCATTGGCAACGGTATCGGCAAGAGACTGAATTTCCTCGTCGCTAAAGTTGTTTTCTCCGCGACTTCTCGCTTTGGTGGCGGCTGAAACTGCCTTTTCCCTTACTTTGGCTACACGAGCATCTCCGGCTTCTTTGAGCTTGGCGACGGCTTCATCTGCCTTTGTATGAAAGAATTGTGTGATTTCTTCTTGCATCGTTTCGGCATAACGACGCCAATTCATGTCGCCCTCTTTCATACCATGACGCTGTTGGTCGTATTCGGTGGCAAGTCCTTTGTCGCCCACGAGCTTGCGAGTAGCTTCTTCAATCTCGGCGCGCTTCATCGGTTTCTTCAGCACGTCAACCTCAACTTCCTCTACATAGGTGTTGTCGGCAAAGGCGTTGCCACTGCCGGGGTTCTCGCCCTCGTGCCATATCTGCTTGCGCTTTGTCTCGGCTCGCAGGGGCATGGTTGTAATTTCGAGGTCGTTTTCTCCAGCATCGTCAAGAAGCTGAATTTTCACGCGGTATGCCTCGGTTATCTCACGGAATATCTCATCCTGTTCCTCTACGGAAAGGAAAGCGAGGTAACGAGAGATTTTGCCGGCACAGCCTGTTTTCTTCGAGGTATCCTCTTTCTCGGAAGTACGGGGGCCATCGTCGTCTTTCTTCTCCTGAAGCATATCGAGTGGGTCACCGAGACGTTCTTCAAGTTCGGGGTGTTCCTTCATGTACTCCCACACAACCTCGTCGCCATACTTGTTGAGGTAGTCTACAATCTCCATTTCGTTGAATTTCGACTTTTGCGACGATGTGGTATTTGCGTCGAGGCTCTTTAACTTGGCTTTGAACATCATTTGAATGCGCTGCTCGGCTGGGATGGTCGACATGATGTATTCGTAGCGGCCACGGGTTACTTGTCCGCTTCGGTCAATACGGCCACGCATCTGCACCTCATCGTTGATGTCGCTCTGGAATTGAGCGAATACCATGACGCGCTGACGCTGATCCTCAAATTTGCTTGATGCATGAAGAGAAATGCCTGTTGAGCCGGATTTGTTAATCATCAGTACATCGAGTTTTCCAGAATTAAAGTCGCGCATGGCGGCTTTCTTGTCGCGGTCCTTGCGAGATTCAACAATATAGCGTCCATCCTCGGTGCGGTTCAACTGCATAGTCCGACCTGTAATCTCGGCCACGCTGTAACCGGCTTCCTCAATTTTCATACGGATTGCATCCATAGGAGAGATCGGCAGGTCGGCGGACAAGTTCATTATCTTTTCACGGATAGCATTGTAGGCGTTCTGCCCCTCAGTCGTAAGTTCGTTAAGAGAGATAGAGCCGCCCTCGCTGTTCTCGTCGGCATCCTTTTCAGTGAAACGCATTACACCGTCGAGTGCTCGCATAAGAGTGAGCGAGAAGTTTGGCACCTCCTCCATAGCAACACCTTTCGGGGCTGACGACAAGAAGCCTTCCATTGTGTTTGTGAAGCTGATGACAGGCTTATAGCCGTTGCGTAAGTTCTCAACAACACGATCGGCCACAGCGTCAACTTTCAGGGTAAAGAGCAACTGATTGACGAGATTATACATCTTAGACGCAAACGGAACGTTCTGAACACCAAGATTCTTTGTGCCTTGTGTATGTCCCACTGTCGCACCAAACTCTGCTGCCACTTCGTTTTTAGCGTCAATAATCGGTGTGATGTAGTCATCCTGGAAGTTGCGGATGGCGTTGAAGATGTCAGCTACTTCGTTGAACTGCTGACGCTGGCGGCGGTCGGTTTCTTCGGCTACACTCAACCAATCAATAGTCACGCCCTCGAAGCTGCGCTCACGTCGTATCATTTGGCCGGACTCAACCAACTGCTTCGACATGATTTCTTGCAGAGTTACGCCACCCTTCATAATAGCCTCAATGAGTTCAGATGCTTTGACACCGGCTTCGGCGATTGCCGTGCGCTGTGCATAGATAGGCATGTTGTCGGCGCGTTTGGCGAATGTGGCCGAGAGGAATGTGACACCACCGGCTTGTGATGTCAACATCTGCATGTAGCGGCCACAACCACTATCGCCGCCGACGGTGTGGCTCTCATCGAGTATGGTAATATTGTCTTCTGCAAGTTTGGCAAGCGCGTCACGTCGAGCCTGACCGTTGTAATCAGCCGTGGTGTAGCCCTTGCTTTTCTTGGGGAGTTTGCGCGCTACCGTGTTCCATGTGCCGTCCTCGTTCTGCTCATAGTCAGCCGTGCCGTTCTTGATTTGGTCGTATGTGGTAAGCACATAGTCGTATTCATCAGGGAGTGTGCCATGCTCCATGATGTAGCTAAAAACTCGCTCCTGTTCTTTTTTACTTGGGAGCTTGTGTACAATGTTGCCGTCTGCGTCGACGATATTAGCGTCTTTGGGATTGGACGCTATGATGAATGGGCGTAGGTCGCTGCTGCCGATGTCGCAGAGGTCTCGGTAATTGTCGGTATAGAGTGTAGGTTTCTGTGTGAAGTAGATAGGCACTTTGCCCTGTTTCACGGCATAGCGTATTAGGGCTGCACCCTGACGGCCTTTGCCTACGCCTGTCATGTCGCCAATGATAAAGGCGTTGCCATTATTCATTTGGTGTATGGCGAGTGCTACGGAGTCTATCTGCTCGGCAGCAAGATAACTATACAGTTCCTCTTTGCTCGAATAGCCGAGCCCGTCTACAAGATATTGGTCTACGTCGCCAATTTCGCCAAGGCTCTTTTGAAGCACTTGCGCTTGTGCGGCCGGCACTACCGACATTAGGGTAAAGCCGTTATCGCTTTGATTTGGGTATGGTACTTTCTCAGTATTGAGGTCGGGCTTTATCTCCAGTCGCTCTGCGCCACGGTCAGGTCGAGAAGCAACTGTTCCACGTCCGTCGCTTCCACTTCTTCCTGCTCCATTTTGTGTGCTTCCACCTCCGATGCTTCGGGGCTGTTCGGGTTTTGATTGCGGAACATTATCAGTGCTTCCTGCATTTCCTGTGTCTGCATTATCCACTCCAGAAGGTCGGCTTCCGACATTTCCGGGTGTAGGCTGTCCGCTATCGGTCCGGGGTGTATCTCGGACTGCATCGCCTGTTGTACCGGGTCGTTGCCCTGCTCCTGTGTTCGGGCGATTGTTTCCTGAACGAACAGGCGCACTCGCTGTTCCGTCAGCGGCTGTTTCGGGGTCTCGCTGCACATTGGCAGACTGACTCCCCACTTGCTGAATTTGCTGTATATCATCTTGAACACGTTTATAAAGTTCGTCGAATGTTGTTATCTGCTCTGCACAGGCTTTGGCCTTGACAGGCGGGAAGACGCGCTTAAATTCGCCGGTCTTGCGTCCGTCAATCAGTATCATGCGC